ATAATTAGTAGCCCCCAGACGAGTGGGGTCACGAAATGATGATGTCATACTACCTCCATATCAACATCTATTTTACTATAGTCAACAGCTAGATAATTATTCTGTATATGTACAGCCATTGGATTCTTTTTAATAACATCCTGAGCCATGACTCCACGATAACGTACTTCTGGTCTAACTTTATAATTAAACTCATATATTTTATAACCATCAGGCGAAGTATCTACATGCTCTATGTTTTCTTTTAACTTAATATCAGATGGTGGGAAAAATGCACCGTATATACCTGCAACCTGACCAGCAATCATTAACGCACCACCAAGTCTATCTCTTGGAGGCATCATTACAGGAGCACCATATGATGGAGGTACACCTAACGATTCTTTAGCTCTAGCATTAGCAGCTAAGAACTGACGTTGGTTTGCTGTCTGAGCATATGCCAGATCTTGTCCAAAAGCCTTTTGTACAACACTGTCTAATTTAGCTTCTCTTTGTAGTAATGCTTGATAGGCTCCTCTACCAAATTTTCTAGATCTACCGCCTTGATCTACTTGTTTAGTTCTATAATACTTAGCAATAGCGTCTTGTTTAGCTCGTCTGGCTCTACCTTGTAATGCTAGAGCTTTGCTTTTTGCATCAGCTTCAGCACGGCTATATCCAATAATATTTCTATTTAAGGTTCTTTCAAGTGTAGTTTCTTTATTCCAGAACTGTAATGCTTTTTGCTTGAATACAGCATCTTTTTCTAGTTTTCTTTGTCTAGCAGCGGCTCTAGCCCCTGCATTAGCGTCTACGCACACGGCAAAATTCAATAAATGTTACATTGTTTGGCCCCCATTCAAACTTACGTAAGAATTTAAAGCCAAGGAACTTGAGTAATTTTAAGTGTACTTTGTTCCTGTAGTCAACCTTATTCCAAAGGAGTGGCTCAGTACGGCTATCGACATACCGCTTGGCCTCTCTTGCAAATAAAATCGGTTTTTCGTGGATTACTGGAGTGCAAAGCATCCAGATGTCTCCTTGTTGACCTACGCCTGCCATACCAGCAATCTTGCCGCTAGGGGACGTAAAATAGACTCCAGAGGGTGTTTGAGCCATTATGGGTAGATAGACCTTCGGGTCTAATCCATAGCCCTCTGAGATCTCTCTGAAGTCGTCTGGGCGTAAGTTAGAGGCTACCTCTGCGGCAACCTCTGGTGTAAGTGGGTGAATGTATGTACTCATAAATTTTTATATATTGGCTCTAACTTCTCTAGTGTATCTGCCATCCAAGGTTCCCAAGGCATCTGTTTCATGCCTTTCTGGACGTATCGTTCATACCATCTATTAGTTTTCATTCTCCAATAGAAGTATCTAAGTTCTGTTTCTGTAAGTTGTATGTTATACACGGCTATAATATTTAGGTGAATAGTCACCCTCCCAAGACAATGCTCTTAGCGTAGCTGGGGCTGGGTGTGATGATTTGAGTGTTATCTCAACATTTGTGTTTCTTTCATACACAGGTACAGTCTGTATGTGCTCCTCTAAATAAGGTGCTCTGGACGCATTGTAAATGTTCATGTTTGTTGATTCATAAACCTCTGTGTAATCTGCTTTACCTACACGTTCAAGTGTGCTTTCGTATAATCCTATTTTACCAAAGTGAAACTTAACTCTGTGTAAAACTAGCGATGAGTTTACATCTGATGAGGAAGATTGTCCAGTAACTTTTGTAGGATATAGTGTAGGAATTTTAACTTGGTATGGATATAAATAACCTATTGTTAGCGTTACTCCTTGCCAGTTTCCCGGTACAGTAATGGTTGTACCTGAGACTGTACACTTACCATACCTACCTTGATCTTTAGTAGGAGCTGGAGTACCACCTTCATCAATAACCACTAAATCGTGATTAGGTGAGCTAACTGTACTTAGCCAGCCCACACCACTGAAGGTTGTGGTGTTTGTAGTTGAGTCAAAGTTACCACCGCTAATAGTAGTATGATTATCCACATGAAGTAAGAAGTCGACATTGTTAATAGTTGTTGAAGGGTCATTTTCAGTTTGCACAAGCTTGATACTTTGTAAGTAATTATCTGTATCTAAAAAGAAATATTCATCATTTATAATAAAATGATATCTTAGATTCTCATTAAACTTCCATTTAAACCACGCAGCTTGTGCTCTTTTATCTCCGGTTTGGAAATACCTGTAACCAAATACAGTATCTGTATCTGTCTTACCTATAAGTACAATGGAGTTTTCTCTAGAATTAGTAAGTAAGTCTACATCTTTTGGTAGTAATGTAGGAACAACTTTACTCACTTCAACTATACTTGGCTCTCCTTCTCGACTTGTGTTAGCCATCTCGTTAAATCGACTAAACTTACCAGAGTTATCTATATAAGCTACAGTAGTTCCTAGAGATATAGGAGCCATATCTTCATTATAATTAAATGTAGACACTGCTCTTAGTTTAGCTGTATCAGGGTTGAACACTGTGTCATCAGATGATAACAAAAACTGTTGATTGGTACTAAATATAAGTAAACCTACAGGTAACTCTATACCATCAAATAAATCAGATGGAAATGTAGAGGCAGCTGATATGTCTACTGGATCAGATGTTGACACGGTAAGAGCTGTCTGAATAAAGAAGTCAGGTTTGCCTAGTGTACCCGGTCTAGATGTTACTACATTTTCGCCTGCTAAGAAAGCTAATCTGTTACGAAAGAAGAGTACTTTATTTATTCTTTGACCTACAAACGAAGGCATTGGATTAGTTATATCGTCTCCAACATCTCTATCATCAAAGACAAACTCTTTCATAGTAAACTCGACGGGGAACGATCCTCCATCAGTACGCTGTAAAGCTAGAGGCATGTTAGTCAGGCTTTTATCTATACCCGGTTTTGCACATTCTGACCAAGTACCTGTACCATCATTACCACCTTGTCCATCAAATCTTAAGTAGTAATCATCTTCATCAGCACGTAACGAGTTAGCTACTTTGACTATATAGCCATCTTTACATTGATTAGGTAAGTTCTGTACGTCATTGATTGATTCTTGCATAACTCGAAGCAGATCACTTTCAACTACGTTTACTGTAAAGGCTTGGGTATCACTAAATATATAAATACCATTACCTATAATTTTTGAACTAATACCAGAAATAGCATTGATCTGTGTCTGCAAGCCGCCTAATATAGTGTCAGCAGTAACTGTTGTATCCGAATCAAATGGTGTAGGTTCTGGTCTAATAAAACCATCACTCGCACTAACTACTGTAGCATTTATCTGAGAGGTTTCTACTGCTTCAACTTCGACTGTATACTGCACTGGAGTAGTAACTGAACCGGCACTGGTAGAAGGGTTTGAAGTTCCTCCACCACCATTTGTCTGAGGAGTTACGACAATTTTATCACCTACTTCCCAACCTTCACCACCATGTAATAATACTGCATCTGTTTGGTATGAACAAACATAGTCATCAGCAGAGTTAAAGTTAGTACCATTAGGGGTTGGCCCTTGTTGACCAAGGGTGTTTATTCTAAATATTAAGTTTTTAGGTGGGCCACCGTTTGTACCACGATTGGTACTGTTAGTCAAGTCAGCATCAGAGGAATCTTTTACGGATATTATCTCTGGTGTGCTAGTATAACTACTGTTAGCAGTTACTGAAAATACCTCTGTAACAATACCTTTACACTGTCCTGATCCGGCTCCTGTATATAAAGTATCAGCGATAACTTTAATACGTGTAACACGTTTGACATCTGTAACAGTAGCTGAGTTAAATATATCAAGTCCATATTGTCTTCCGTTTTCTGCTCGTATTACTTCTACAAATGCTAAGTTAGTATTTACATTAGCCTGTGTAGTACCTGTCTTACCAACTAATGTATTAGCATTAGTTTCATCTCTATTATTTACGAATGTAGTATCATTAATAGTTAAGAACTGTAGGTTTTCTGGTGTTGCTGTTGTTAGATAATTTGTTATTCTAGTTTGTGCAGCAGATGCGTTTTCTACAAATGCCCAGTTATTAACTGTTCCTGATGAATGTGTTGGAGGTGCACTACCGACAGCAATTGTTGCTTGAGCTTCATAAATTCTAGCTGTACCACCACTTGTATGTTGTATCTTATCACCAGAAAAGTATTCAATACGTGAAAGTGAAGCGTTACCAGACTGTGCTTTCCATTTTGGATGACCGTATACTACGTCTACAGCAGTACCATCATTACAGCTCCACACTTGAAACGTGCCATTTGGTGCTACTTGTCCAATATAAGATCCTTCGCTTTCATCACGAAAATAGTGAAAGTAGGAACCACCAGATGCTACACTAGCTAGAGGTGAAGTTCCTATTCTCTTTGCACCCGGTCTTTTAAATAGTCCATTAGTAACATCTGGTATACCGTTTACTATATCTGTTACTTGACCGGGAAACTTTAGGTTGTCGGGCTGTTCTGACATACCTAATGAAAAAGTAGGTATAGTTTGTGTTACGCTTGCCATTATCTCCTTAGATTTCTAAATGGTTGATAGGTTTGATATGCTGTGTCGTCTTCAAATCCAAACATACTATGATCTCCCTGATTACATTCGTATTCTTGTAGAGATGCTCTTGCTAGACTAGCCTGATTAGTAAGTAGTCTAACTAACTGTGGGTTTGCAACGAGTTGTGTAGCTGCGGCTGCGGCTGCTCTGTATACAATAAAACGTCTGAAGATAATAGGTAGGTCTTCAAACTCGTATAATCTTACAACATCAAGATCTAGGTCAGATGTAAATATATCTGTGTGATCTTGCTTGTCATATATAAATCCATTACGACGTACGAGGTTATGTGTACGACGAGTTTGGTTGTCATGTAAGTCCATAGACAATATGTCGTTACCAATAGCTATTCTACCATTAGTGTCCCTTGAAAACTTTACGTGTTTTTCTGTATTAAAATGCCATCCTTCTGCCTGCGTGTCTACGTTAGCATCACGGAGTAGATTGTATACAAGCTGTATCTCTGGATTTTGAAAATTAAGATTGGTTACGGGTGATTGTCCGATAGCCCCCAGTATATTGTTCACTGCGGATAGTTCGGTATCGATGTCAATAGTTGTGGTTGCCATATAAAAAAAAGGGGAGCCGAAGCTCCCGTATAAAGTGTAAGTTAGAAAGCAGCGTTTCCAACAGTTGTTGATTCGCCAGCAGCGTTGCGGCTTGTTGCCACACCAGCTACGAACTCAACAGCAGCAGCAGGGTTAAGTGCATCTACACCCATAGCTAGACGACCTAAGATAACGTCTCCTTGGTAAACCACTGAGATGTCTCCGCTTGTTGTCTGAACTTGTGGGCCGATTGCCTCAACACAAGCAGCAGCTTCTTTTTGGAAGATAAGTCCACAGCTGTTCTCAAACGCAGAAGTACCGTTACCATAAGAGTTAACAGTCTTTGTTGTTGTTGAACCAGCAGTCTCATCAGCCATAGCAACTTCTACGAAGTCGCCGCCTGCTCCGGGGTCTGTAACACCGGGGTTTGTGTTAGATGCAGTACCAAACTTAGTACCGAATCTGCCAAAGAAAGGAATGTTCATTGACTTGTAGATGGTGATACCAGCTATTTCAATGATTCCGTTACCTGAT